GGCGCACCTGTACCGAGCCTCTCCACTGAAAAGGTCTACGATCTTAGGTGGTAGGGATATCTCAGCTTGGCTCATCGGATAGGGGCTCAGCTACAAGTTTAATCACGGTAGGCTTGAACGACTCGTCAGATGACGTGTGATCAATTTGCTGCTTGTCTCCATACTTGCGCGGTGACATTCTAGCTACCTTCCACTTGCGTGAATCTATCCTAAGTTTTGCTCGGTTGATTTGATTAGAGTCAGACTCATCGCCCAGCTCATCAGCGATATCTACGATCTCATCAAAATAGTAATCAGCCTGAAAGTCTCTAGCCCTCGCGTACTGTTCCGAAAACTCTTTCTTGTCAGGGTCTGTTACCCACTTCATCAACGTACTTATCACAGGCATAGAGTCATCACGGCAGATCTGTCGGGCGCTTTCACCCAGTGCTAGTCTGCGGCAGATGGTGCTCGAAAGCTCATCAGTAAATATTGTTGGTCTCATTCTTCACATATACAAGGGCTCTGAAAACATCTACAGGCCCTTTCCAGTCGTTGTCTACATAGGTGTATCACATCATCAAGCAGTAGCTGGTCGCGATCATAGAGCGCCTGAGCTAGTTCTTGCACAAGTTCTAGGTCCGCGTCGCTAAGGTCACTGCCAATGATAAATTTGCTCATGGCTGGATTATACCACTATTGGTCATCTTGTATCTGCTCTGACCAACTAACTTCAATTGGAGCCCCTAGATGGCAGGCAGGGCAAAGTCCATATGCTGTGTCCTGCTCTTTACTTAGCCAATACTCTAGGCCGGTCCCGCAATCATCACAAAATACTCTGGTCAAGGTCATGCCTGACGCTGGCTTTTCCTGTTTTTTTAACCAGCGGATGTTGTCCATTAGTCGCATACCTCATCTTCATCCATATAAGTCCTAGCTAGGTAGTCTAGGCTAATCGGCATCTCATCAAACTCACCGTCCTTCACCTCGTTGAGCATCCAGATACCACGCCAGCTATTGTTAGTCTGATAGTTGAGGTAATCCTCGGCATGCGTGTAAAAGATCCCTGCGAATATCCCGGTCAACCTCTTACCATCAGCCCTCTTGTTGAACGCTATGGCTCGGTCCTGAACGTGGCCCATCACCGTGGACATATGGAGCTTCTTTAGCATTAAATCAGGGCTCGACACAGGGCGGCCCATCACACCTGAGCAATGGTAGTGGGCATAACAAACGCCATCAATCACTACAGGCTTCAGGAAGTCATAAACCTCCCAGCCCATCTCCTTGAGCATCAAGTCATCATAGCTCATCAGGCCCTCTAGCTTAACGTCAGCATCAAGAGCCCGCTCGATACGGTACTCATGGTTGCCAATGGTAAACACCAGCCGAGGGTTCCACTGCTTCTTCTTGTCGTTCTTCAGCTTGGCCTGCTCCTCCCTGATAGGGTCTAGGAAGGCTCTCATTGCGCTTATACCGGCGTTGACGTCCTCGACATACCTACGCCCCTCGAAAGACTTACTGCCCTTAGCGTCGTGCTGAGACAGCGAGGGAAAGTCCCAATGGTCTCCAATGTGGACAATGACATCTGGTTTTGTTTTGACGGCATACAGTCCTGCCCAGCGGAGATGTTCCCAAGACTGACCCGGTTTTGTTTGGGTGTCAGGGATAACCATATGGCGAGGCAATGGCTTGCCTTTTCTGCGTTTGAATAAATCTTTGAGGTAATCGAACATAGGGGGTAGCCCTCCGTGGCTATATTGTACACAAGTTGATCACTAGCGCAATGGGGCTGTATCTGCTTGCAATATGGCTTCGATAGCCAGTTTTTGTTGCGGAGTTACCCAGACGTGTAGCTCGGTCATGCCCTCTTTATTTCTGCGCTCTCGCATCTCTCTCATTATCTGAGCCTTTGGCTTCGGGCCGCTATCGAATACTTTGTTAAACACTGCGTCAAAGTTTTTATCAAAAGCCTCCTTGTCTGGCATTGGTCTTGGCGCTGATCCCTTACCCATTTTTCACCTCCATAAAATACTCGCTGACGATACAGTCTTCGCCGTACCTATTTTTCACTTTTATCCTTGAGCTAAGAATAACCTCGCCATCTCGCTTCAGTTCAAAAATCCTAGCGGCCACCTGAGTGATGCCAAGCTCATTAAAAGCGTTCAGGCAGGTCAGCTTTTTCCCTTGTTGTAAGTAATCCAGCACTCGTTGTGATTGCGTCATTACAGGTCTCCTCCGTAGTTGTGTTCCAGCCCCATCTCATCGAGGATAACACCCTCAATGCGATCTTCAAGCCATAGGTACAGATCGTTGCGGTAACACTCAGCAAAAGAAAGATGGCGATCACCAATAAAAGCACCGACAAGGCTATCACTTTCAAAGTCACCTGTAGCCTCGCTGAAATAAAATACATCCTTATTACCTCTCTCGGCTATCTGATGCTTTTCCGAATAGTCCTGTCTAATCTGAATCATTAGCTCCGCAAACTGCTGATCAGTCCCATCTCGGTAAAGAACATTGAGCAACTCCAGCGAGCGATCATAAGCGCATTCCGGGAAGCAATCATCGAGCCACGTTTTATGCGTAGCGAGCCAAGTATACACTGCATGGTCTAAGACCGCTTCAGGCAAAGACGCTAGGCAGTGATCCCAGTCGCTAGGAATGTGCCATGTAATAATTTCATCAAAAGTAGTGTTTTTCATTTTGTTCCCCTTACCTATCTCGTTAGTGAGGTTACATGATAACCCAGTAACAGTTACCATGCAACCCCTTTAGGTTAAACAGCAAGTTGCTCAGAAACCTTGTTGTAGATCCCTTCGCAGAAAGAGTTGGCCACCAGATCGCTAATCAAGATCATTGGGTTGCCCTCAGAACCGTTGGCGTAGATCAGGTAGAACCATCCGAGTTCGTTGCCATCCTTGTCGAAGGGAATGACAATATCTTCACCAGTGCTCGACATGGCCTCAAGGATCTCGATGAAGTCTGCAGACTGCTCAAGGCAATAATCCTCACCGTCATTGATAGTCACCGTACACTCTGCGGCCAACAGCTCAGAGATCAAGCAGTGCACCGCAAGGCGGTCATCCGTGTTGCAATACTCTGGTAGCCGCGCGTTAAAACCCATAAATATCTTTTCCATTTTACTTCCCCTTACTTATTGCGTTAGTGAGGCTTCATGATAATACAGTAACGGTTACCATGCAACCCCACTAAGCAAAATAATTTTACCAGTCCAAACTGCAGGCCATCATGGTCCCGGCATCTTGGTTCTCAAGGTAGAACCCATGCTTCTCCACCAGCTTCTGCAGCTTTGGGTGGAACCCCGTAGGATGCCACTCCTGCCAGAAGTCGTGCAGCGGCATTCCATCAGGGGCACACTCGCCCTCGCAACGAAACCAGATGCGGTGCTTGTCCACCTTCTCTTCCCCGGTCCATTGATCGTAGGTCACAGCGTTAGCCTTTGGAAACGCCTTGTTGATGTGCTTGCATAAAGTGATTGCTTTCATATATTTCCCCTAATTATTTAGCGCGAAAATCATGCGCGTAGTTAATATAAAGCCTTAAAATTCCACGATGATATTGCTCCAGAAACTGTTTAGCTTTGTAAAATTCTGTTGAATGCTGGAGCGCATCAAGGGTTTCGTGAAAACTCCAGTGGCACATAGTATCTAATGCTTCTGAGAGCAATTTTTGCCTATATACTCTTTGCTCCTGCATATTATCTTTAACGTATTTTTGAATATTCATATTGCCTCCTACAGCAAATGCCCCCGAAGTGTTTCTCGTCTTGATGGGGCCATTGTACACTAGTAACTGTTACTGTCTAATAACCATTTTGCATATGCTTATAACTTTTTGGAATAGTCCCGGGGCAAAAAAAAGACCCCGCGAACGCGAGGCCAATAGGAGAAAAACAGTTTCAAAACGATAAAAAAAGTTATATTGCCGGAGGATTCCGACAACACCGTTAGTCTACCAAAAAGGTAGGATTAAACAACAACAACTGCTCCTCATCTGGCGGTATCATTTTGTCAGCTACCCTGCCCTGAGCAATCTCCCAGATATCTTGTAGTTCAGCATGAGCCGTACCCGGACTGGCGCCGTGCAAAATTACAGAATCACAGATACCGGCTGTCCGCGCCCATAAATCATCGAACCCGTGGTTTTCGCATAACATTAGTGTTTCAGTTGCAGTATTCATCCTAGCCTCTCTTTTTGCTCTTTAATTTGCTCTTTGAAATAAGCTAACAGATCTCGATAATCTGCCGCGTACATTTTTTTGACCTTGCGCTTGTCCCGGTGCATCTGGTCAACAAAGTCCCGCCCAAAGTAGTCAATCATCCACAGCGTGTATTCACTCTCGGCAGATCCGTAGCGCATACCAAACCCGTTGCAGCCCTTGCACTGTGGCCACACATTGCACTCCTCTAAGCTCCAATAGCTGGAGCTCCCTTTAGGTATAAAGTGCCCCCCGTCGCATTCCTTCCAGTGGACTTTCTTGCGGCAGGATACGCAAGTACAGAACCCATCGTCATCAGCGCCCTTCATTCGTGCCAGTTTTTGTATGGCCTCGAGGCACTGCGCCCTCAAAGTCTTAGGCATTAGCCTTTCCTTTTTTGCCAATAGGGGTTTGGACGTGCGGGAATACAACACAGACCCTGCCAGATGTTTTTTCTATTAGCGCCCTGTTTATCACGTCGTAAACCTGACTTACCTCAGTCCTGCTGAGCTTAGATGTTTTGCCCTCAGTATCAGGGAAAAGCTTGCCCTGCACTGTCCGCCACAAATCCTTCACCATGCTCTGGGTCCAATCTATCTCGATAGACTCTTTCAAAATAGCGCTGTCTAGAAAAGCCGGGAATCCTTTGTCGTTCAACTCGTCAGCAACCATGCGACAATACAAATGTATCGAGTTGTTTTGCGTTGCGGTTCTTTGCCTACCTGTGCGCCAACCGTAGGTAACCCAGCCGCTAGTCTCGTGCAACTTTGTAACGTGAGCAATAAAGTTGCCGAGTGTTCGATCACTGTTCACAAGCCATTTTTGACCATTCATGCGCTTCCCCTGTTAAAGCGTGGCACTAAGCCACTTTTGTGATAATTTTTGAGCGTTGTCTTCGAGCCTTGGTCGATTTAGCACCTTCAACCTCGCCTCTTTACAATACCCTTTCCATTTTTTTATGTCTTCGCTCTGCTCGTAATATTCTGCAACAGATAGAAGATGCTTGGGCTCACAATAGTCTTTGCCATATAAGCGGCCCTTCAGGGTGTCTGCAATTACTCCGCCTTTTGGGCAATACTGCAAAGTCCAGTTAGACAACTCCCTAACTGAATAGCTTTCGCCATCTATGAAGTAGGGATGCTTTCCCTTGAAAACTCTTTTTGTTGGATGATATTTAGATGCCACAACTACTCTCCTTAACTAATTTAAAATTGTTGCGCCCTGATTTGCTAACCTTCATAAGCCCAACTCCTATCACTTAGTGATTCTGCGATATTCCTATTCTTGATTGATCCAGCATTCTTGGCAGGTACTTTTTTGTTTCGATCTCGCTTTACCCAAGTAGCCAAAGCCGCTTTCCAGCTTTTCATTTTGACCTTGTTAAGCATCCAGCCTCTTGCCTCGTAATAGTTAACAAAATGCTCAGCATCAATGCTGTATTGCTTCTCGTTACAATACACCTGCACATCAAACACAGTGGGCGGCGCAAAGCGCTTATTACTTGTATTATTATTTGTATTATTAACTTGTACTATTCCCTTAGAAGTTTTTTTCGTGGGGGTATGGAAATTTTCTTCTACCCCCTCTAGAAGATTTTTTCTAGGGGTATTCAAGATTTCTTCTATAGGTCTAGCAGCAGCAATTGTAATATGCCTTGCCTGCACCTGCTTGCTGCCCTCCCGGAGAATCATCTGAACATCAATGTGCCCAGCCTCCTTGAGCTTGCTAACCCAAGAGCTGATGGTCCTGTCACCCACCTCATACAGCTCGCTGAAGTATGCGTTAGTTGCCCAGCAGTAGCCCTCTTGATTGCAGAGCGCTGTGAGCTCGCCATACAACATCCTAGCGCCCATCGGCAGAGACTTGTTGTACCTAACGTCAGCAGGAACGATGGCGTAAAATCCGGGCTTAGTCATGGAGCTCACCATAAGAAATCAGTTCACTTAACCTAATGTCCAGAGCATCCGCAATCTTAACAAGCGTGCCAACCGTTGGGTTGCTACCACTTTTAGCCTTGAGATTAGAAAGGCTTGGACTGCTCAACCCGGTCGTGTGCGCAAGATCAATTTGATCTACCCCATGCAACGCCAGCGCGACGCTTATTGCTTTTCTAGTGCTGTATTTCATGTTGATACCTCAGTTGTTTTAATATTTACGGAGTGTAACGGATCTTATCTGGCGGTGCAATATATTTGTTTTTAATGCAAATAGTTTTAGGCGCTTGCAATATGTTGTCAGGGGTGTATACTGAGCGGACTAACTAAGGGGAACCATTATGAAATTAGATGTTTTCGATGATTATGCCAAGGGCGAGTATGACTGCCTGCATGGGCACGATGCGTTAGACAGCCAGTCTGACGATTACTATAACGGCTTTGCTGATCAGTACGCGGCAGAGCAGATTGCAACGCACAAATCTGATATAGGGGTAACACTATGAAAAATTGGGATGAAGTTAGGGAGGAGCTTAAGGCTCCTTTCGCCACTAACGTACTTAAATTTAGAGCCGGTGGTGGCGGTAAGCAGTTGGCGTACATCGATGCGCGTGCTGTTATGAAGCGTCTTGATGACGTTGTTGGTATCGAAAACTGGCAGTGTCACTATGAAGATCTAAGTGGCCGGGTTATCTGCAGGCTGTCTATCCGTGTTGACGGAGAGTGGATCACAAAGTGTGATGGCGCCGGGGACACCAAGATTGAGGGAGAGAAGGGCGGTATTTCAGACGCTCTTAAACGCGCCGCAGTATTATTTGGTGTAGGGCGTTACCTCTACTACTTGCCCGCAGGGACCACCATCAACAACTTGCCAGCATGGGCGGTGCCAAAATGAAATACAC